GCATGATATGTGCATTAAAATGGAGTAGCCAGTGATCAAATTGACCGAAGCCGAATGGGCTAGAATACATGCAAGCATAGCACGTGAATACCCGCCCAGTTTCTTGCTGATCCGTGATGTCATGCGACGGGAATTGGGCTTTACTTCTCGGAGACATACCGAATGGGGCGAAGGTTTGGTCCACTACAACACTGTGATATATTTGGATTTCTACGACGATGCCCAAGAAACTTGGTTTAGATTGAAATATCTCTAGACATCAGAACTAGATTGTGTTAAAATTAATTTTTATATAAGGAGCAGATATGCTTACGATGAAAGAATGGATGGAATTGGTTGACTACAAGATCACCGAAGGTGACACTTATGGTTGGCAATGTTTTGGGCCCAACAGCTATCAATTGGGCAGCTGGAATGGAAAACATGACGACGGTGGATACAGTTTCAATATTGTGTTCAGCACCAAGAGTCACAAGGTCTACAGTGTAGAAGTCTGCGACTACACGCATGATCGTGCTTACCGCATGATCAATCCCGACTATGTAAAGCGACACGAGAAAGAAGCCAAGAATCGCGGCGTCAACTTGAACGAGGCCTGGGATAGCGTTGAGTATGTGGATCTTGAAGTTGATGACGACTTTATCCAAAAGTGTTTGGCCATCAAGGCCGGCGAGGACTACGACACTCGAGTCAGCATGCCCGTTGAGTTTACAGATGAAGAATTTGCCACCTATGCGCGAATGGCACACGAACAGGACATCACACTGAATCAGTTCATTGAACGTGCCCTACGCCAGGCACTGGACCTGCGTAAAAACAATGGTTTGTTGGCTGCGGAGTAAATAATATATGGATCAAGTACTGCTCTACATTTTCTTTGCTGCTGTGATTTTTGCGGGCGGGTATGCTGTGGGCGTGTGGCGCGCAGTATCCAGGATCGTTGATTTTGTACAGGAACAAGCAGAGGAACAGGAGCAGTCCTTGACTGCATGTGTGCTCAGTATAGAAAAACACGGCAATCAATTCTATGCTTATGCTGGCAGTGAGTTTATCAATCAGGGCACCGAATTCAAGCCCCTGGTCTTGGGCATACTGAATCACGCACATGCCAAATCATTAAAGTTTACCAACACAGTGGTGGCCAGTTTGAGCGAGACCGAGGTGGCTCTGTTGTTGCAAACACTGATGGCCATGAGTGCGCAAGAACTAGCACATGGATAATGATGGAGAGCGCTACGACATGGAAGCAGACATCAAGTCTTGCTCCTGGATGGTGGAAAAAATACTTGGTGATCGTGTGTATGCGCAGAATCTCTATGCTGCATTGTGCAACAATGATTTCCAGCGATTAGAAATGTGGCCCATACTCAAGGGACAGGCATGGTCGTGCAGTTGGAGATATGCTGGTGGTATTGTTGCTGATATACGCGGCACAGGTGACTACCTGGATTGGTACTGTAGCGGAATACGCAACTGGGACGAGGGGGAAAAGAGTACTCCCCAAGAATGGGCACTGCTCACTCCTGAGACTCAGCAGCACATAAAAGACAGCGAAGCATACGAGACCGAAGGCACAGTGGCAGATGAAATTGCTGTTGACCTAGAACGTATAGGTTGGCGGATTTTGGAACAACAGGAACAATAAAATGGAATCACGATTAAATGACCAATCCTTTTAGAGATCAAGAAAAATTTATGAGGTCATGTGATCAAAGCACTGACACCTTTGATGCAGATCAGTTCAACATGTACATTGGCCTGATTGAAGAAGAAGGCGATGAACTGGCCGAAGCAATTGCTGCACATGACCGGGTGGAAACACTAGATGCACTCGTTGATATACTAGTGGTCACTATTGGCGCTATACATAGCATGGGAGCAGATGCCGAAGGTGCATGGAAAGAAGTCATGGCAACCAATTTTGCCAAGATAGATCGAGACACTGGCAAGGTACGCAAACGCGAAGATGGTAAAGTCTTAAAGCCTACGGGTTGGACTCCTCCCAACCTGTCTCCATTTTTAAAGAAGAATTAATATGGCAACTAAAAAGAAATCCAAAGTAATCGAATCTGCCGAAGTAGCAGAAATGGTCAACATGCCCGCGGGCGGTTGGCCAAGAATTGAACAAGGTAGTCATTTGACCGTTATCTATCATGAAGATGGCAAATCTGAATTAAAATGGGACGATGAGGCCTTGCGTAACGAAGTGAATGCTGCTATACTAAGTGTTAATCAACAGGAGACAGAAAATGGCGACATCAAAAACAGTAAACAATCTCAGCGACAAACTAACAAAAGTAAATGACAGTTTTACCGTAAACCTGTATGACAACGGCTTCATGATCGAAGTTGGTGGGCGTACCAAGAAGGGCGACTATGCCACTGCCAAAATCATGTGTTCAACCGTTGAACAACTGGTGGCATTGGTACAAGAAGCCAGCACCATGGAACGAGACAGTTGATGAGCAGTGTAAGGATCAGCGGCATTGATTATGCCATCATGATGAAATCCGCAGAAGAAATGGCAGGCCACATTGGCCTGGCCAATTTCAATACACAGGAAATTTGGATCAACGCCGGCAGTACTGCGCAGACAATTAAAATCGCCAAGTGGCATGAAGTAGTTCACATGCTGGATCATGCATATGACCTCTTCATGAGTGAAAAACAAGTGAAATTCTTTACTCATGCGCTCGTGGCCTTGCTGGAAGACAATCCGGGTATAGTAGAAGAATTCAAGGGAAATTAAAATGGCAGAAAAAATTCTAATCATGGGCTTGCCTGGGTCAGGAAAAACCTATCTAGCAACAGCACTGAAAAAGTACATCGAAGAAAACAGCACAGTTCGAAACATGCCCATGTATCGTGCTGCTAATATGGAGATGCCACCCGTTACCTATAGCTGTAGCGTGGACTGGTTCAACGCAGACGAGATCCGCAAGCGTTTTAACGACTGGGACTTCAGCAAAGAAGGACGTATCCGCCAAAGCCTGCGCATGGCAGAGTTTGCATTTAAATGTACCAGTGACTATGTGATTTGTGACTTTGTTGCACCACTAGTTGAAATGCGTAACAACTTCAAAGCAGACTGGACTATCTGGGTAGATACCATTGATCAGGGCAGATTTGACGATACCAATAAAGCATTCATTCCGCCAGAAGTATATGATTTCCGAGTCACTGAACAATCAGCTGACAAGTGGGCCGAATTCATTGGCATGCACATATTAGAGCAACGGCGTAGACCTGTGTTTGATTGGAAGCGAGAAACTGTACAGATGTTGGGACGGTGGCAGCCATGGCACGCCGGACATCGTGCATTGTTCGAACGCCTGATTGCCAAGACCGGTCAAGTCATTATCCAGGTACGTGATGTGCAGGGATGGCAGGGTAGCAATCCTTTTGCCATCGAGCAGGTCAAGGCCTTTATTCGGCGCGATCTAGATCCCTTGTTCCAAGGTCAGTATGAAATACAAATTGTACCCAATATTGTACACATTGGTTGGGGGCGCGGCGTGGGTTATACCAGTGGAGAAGAAACTTTTGATGAATCTGTTACCAGCATCAGCGCAACCAACATTCGCAAGAGCATGGGGCTGACATGAAGCCTATAGTGGTAACCACGCCCAGATGTGGTTCGGAACTTTTTTGCCAGATGATGGGTAGTGTGGCCGAACAGCATTACGGGTATAAAAATACCTTGCATGAGTTGTTTACCATAACCCCGTTGTATAGATCCAGGTATCGACTAGTTGATGGCTGTATTGAAGTTGGCCTCACCGAAAGGCTTGGCTACAGATGGTTTACCAGCGTGAGAGAAGAAAAATTAAAAAGGTTGGCATGGATCAAAAAAGATCCATCTTACTTGTTAAAAATTTTTCCTGTTGATCTTGAGCCAGAAATCGAAGACGAAGTCACTAAAAAGTACGATATAATATATCTAGAACGACGGGATCGATTGCGACAGTTGATCAGTTACTATGGCATGCTGCAAAAGAACATGGCACATTACCGAGTAGAAAAAATAGAAAATGAAGTTGATTTTATCAAAGCCCATACTATTGAACAGATACGGTATAATAGAAAACACACAGTGGCCTTTCTCAAAGTGGCTATGATTTATCGAGAGTTTAAACAAACCTATCCCAGTAAATATCCAACCGTGTACTATGAAGATTTTGTTGCTGAGGGAGCCAATGAGCAAGCCATTGTGAAATTGCTAGGATTACCGATTAGTGTGGAAGTGAGCGATGCGCTTACTGTACCAACCCCATACAAAGACAGCAACCCCGAAGACTTGATCATCAATCAAGATGAGTGGTTGGATCATAAACCTGATATCATACGAAAATTAAATAACATATATGGCACAACACAGTAACTATTGGAGTTGCAGTCCTTTCGCAGACTGGATTCGCGGTACCAAAAAACTCAGCGCAGGCACTAGTGAAGAATGGGATGACTGGACCACTCGGGCACAAATGAAGCACAACTTTCGCTACTGGTTAGCTGAAGAAGGACTCGGTCACCTACAAGATTTTGTGACCTGGCCTATCAGAAAGATCTACGATGTCAAGTATTACATTAACAACCGTTGGGTTACTCGCACTCATGCTCTTACCGCTCACCCTCGGGATATTAAACCTGGTGAATGGCAGGATGTTGGCAATCGCTTTCTTCCTTGCCTATTTAACGAGCTTGTGGATTTTGTTGAGATAGAACAAGCATGGAGCCACATTGCCTGGGGCAGCGAAGAAGACCGTGCCAAATATGAGGCTCCGTTCTGGGCCACAGGCTGGTGGCGCTGGCGCACATGGCGCTGCCCCCAAGCCGGTATCGATCATCTTGACTGGGCCATGACACTGACACTTGGTAACGATATGGGTGTAGAAGAAGGTGACGAAAACTACGGTCGTCCAACAGGCCAGGCCATCCGTGCTCGGGAAATCAAAGAACTGTACACCTGGTGGACCACTGTGTATCCCGCTCGTCCAGACCCACATGATGCCAGTGGTTGGAGTGAATACTGCGAAAAAGTGCGCGAGCACAACGGGGGCAAACTTTTTGGCAGCAAGAAGACTCCAGAACTGGAAAAGATGGGCGACCGGGCTCTCAAACTCAGTACCAAGATTGAGGCTGCATACGATAAAGAAGATGAACAGATGATGATTCGCTTGATCCGGATTCGCGATAGTCTTTGGACTTGATATAATCTACTAAATAGTTGTTTAAGGAGAATATACGTTTGGCCAAGGAAGAGAGTATACGCATGTCGGGTAAGGTTTTTGAAATATTACCCAATGCAATGTTTAGGGTGGAATTAGAGAACAAGCACAAAATTATTGCTACACTGGCTGGTAAAATGCGTCAGCACAACATCCAGATCCTCATGGGAGACCGTGTAGACATAGAGATGAGCCCATATGACATGACTCGTGGTCGAGTGGTATATCGCAACAAGTAATGGAATTACGACAAGCAATTGATCTCATTGAAGATAAAAGCAGCAATCCTCTAGTACTAGAAAAGCTGCCCTATTCACGGGAGGGGCTAGCACCAGTATTGAGCATGGCCTCAATAAATTATCACTATGGCAAGCTGGCAAAAGGCTACGTAGATCGTTACAATGCCGGGGAAGGCGACGCGGCCTTCAACGAAGCCGGTGCATTCTTGCACAATATATACTTCCCACAGCTACAACCTGCCAAATCCGGTAACAAACCACATGGTACCAGCCTGGCCTTGATTGAGCGACGCTGGACCAGCTTTGATAGATTCCGCGACGAACTCAAAAAAGAAGCCATGAAGATACAGGGATCTGGTTGGATCTACATGTCCCGATCGGGAGAAATCAAAACCATACGCAATCATGCAAAACGAACAGACATTGCCTTGCTGATTGACTGGTGGGAACATGCCTGGAGCCTAGACTACCAGAGCAACAAAGAACGATATCTAGACAGCATGTGGCGTATTATCAATTGGGAATACGTTAACCGCAGAATATATGGTGGTATACGATGATGACCCTGACTGAAAATGCTGTAGTAAAGATCAAAGACATACTGGCAGAGGAAAACAATCCAGCAATACACCTGCGTGTGTTTGTACAAGGTGGTGGTTGTAGTGGATTCAGCTATGGTTTTACCCTAGATGAAGTACAAAATGAAGACGATTTTGTAATAGAACAAGCAGGACTGGCAGTACTAGTAGACGCCATGAGTAGCCAATACCTGCAGGGCGCAGATGTTGACTACCGAGAAGACCTTAGCGGCAGTCAATTTGTGATCAAAAATCCCAACGCACAAAGTACATGCGGCTGCGGTAGCAGTTTCAGCGTATAACAAAGCCTGAAACTTATTTTTAATATCCTATAAATACTGTTTATAGGACACTTAAACATGGGTAATCTACGAGTCATAAACACAGGCACAGGGCCAAGCACCGGCACTGGCGACCAGCTGAGAACCGCGTTTGACAAGATCAACCGTAATTTCGCAGACATAATCACCGGGAATATCTCGGTAGTATCAGTTGGTGCAGTGGCCAATTCTAGTCTAGACTTCAATGGTAACACCATTAGCAGCTCTAAAGACCTTACAGTCACCGCTGGTACCAGCATTGGCAACGGCGAAACCTGGAGATTTAAACCCAGCGGGGCATTGCAATTCCCCGATACGTCTGAACAATATACTGCATTCAACCCAGAATTATACTATACATCAGATGCACTCAACGAACTACTGACTGGCAATATTGGCAGCAGCATAAACCTAAGTCAAATCGCTGGGGATATTATTCCTGCCGCGGACAACGCACAATACCTGGGCAATGTTGATCATAGATGGCATAGTTTATATGTGGGCCCGGGCTCTATCAATGTGGGCGATGCTACAATAGGTGCATCGGGCGGGCAGATAGTTGTAGATCAACTGCGCACCGGTAATACCTTATATGTGGGAAACACAGCTATCGTCAACAGCGGCGGCAGTATAAATCTACCAATTGGCACTACTATATTTGGTGTACCAGTTGGCACCATACGTATTGTTGGGTCCTACCCTGCCTACATCAATCTAGTAGAGTTTGGTGTACCAGAGGTTGGTAACAGCTACATAATTGACAATGAGTTGTGGGTCTGGGACAGCACTCAGTGGGTCAATATTGGACAAATTGTTGGGCCCGCAGGTGCTGCCGGACCAGCAGGCTATGTTGGATCTGCAGGACCAGCAGGCGGTCCCACTGGCCCACGTGGATTTACAGGTTTTACCGGCAGTGCTGGTGACACTGGTGCTACAGGCGTTGCTGGTGATGCTGGCTACACTGGATCTGCAGGCATCGCAGGTGCAACAGGTGCCACTGGCCCACATGGTGCAACAGGACCAGTCGGTGCCACCGGACTGGGTGCTACTGGGGTCACTGGCCCACGCGGTGCCACTGGTGATCAGGGCTATGCAGGAAGCCAAGGCAGTACTGGGTATGCGGGTTCACGCGGTATTGCGGGCCCATCCGGCAGTATCGGTGTCACTGGTCCACAGGGGAATCAAGGTGTTACTGGACCCACTGGTGTAACTGGTATACAGGGCACTCAAGGTGTTACTGGTGTGCAGGGTCCTACTGGACCAGTGGGTGCAACTGGTATCCGAGGTGCAACTGGACCGTCGGGACTGGAAGGGCCAACCGGGCCAACTGGGCCAAGTGGTATTGGTGCAACTGGAGAAACTGGCTATACCGGATCTATAGGAACAGGATACGCCGGCAGTCGCGGATATGCCGGATCAATCGGGGCCACAGGACCACAAGGCTATGCAGGCAGCGTGGGTGCCACTGGGCTTGTTGGCGCAACAGGAACACAGGGATATTTTGGAAGTATTGGCGCAACAGGATATGCCGGCGCTACTGGTGCTACTGGTGCTACCGGTGCTACTGGGGTGCGTGGATACAGTGGGTCCATGGGCCCCACTGGCGCCACTGGAGAGCAGGGCTACACAGGATCAACGGGTGTCACTGGCGCAACAGGTGTTCGGGGATACACAGGAAGTGCTGGTGCTACCGGAATACATGGATATACAGGATCAACGGGTGCCACTGGTGCAACAGGTGCAACAGGTGTTCAGGGCTACAGTGGAAGCGCCGGATTTATCGGTAGTACCGGTTATTGGGGCAGTACAGGGTATACAGGATCAACGGGTGCCACTGGTGCAACAGGTGTTCAGGGCTACACAGGATCAACGGGTGCTACAGGCGCCACCGGCGCAACTGGCGCTACTGGGCCGCAAGGCTACGCTGGCAGCTCAGGTGCTACTGGGCCGTCGGGAGTTCCCGGAAACAGCGTAACCATACAAGGCAGTGTAGCAACCTCTGCAGATCTACCTTCAACTGGTCAAACCATTGGTGATACTTATATTGTGGCCGACACCGGACATCTATGGGTCTACACTGGTGGTACTGGGCCCGGTATTGTCAATGGATTCCATGACGTTGGATACATCCAAGGACCGCAAGGACCAACTGGGTCAACCGGTATTGGTGCAACAGGTGCGCAAGGCTATACTGGGTCATATGGATACGCAGGCAGTCAAGGTGACACTGGTTATTTTGGTAGTGCTGGCTACACCGGCAGTCAAGGTTATTTTGGCAGCACAGGTTACACAGGCAGTTCTGGTTATTTTGGCAGTTCTGGTTATTTTGGCAGCACAGGTTACACAGGCAGTGCTGGTTATGATGGTAGCGTAGGGTTTACTGGCAGCTACGGTGATACTGGCTACACCGGCAGTGTAGGATATGTCGGCAGCTACGGTGACACTGGCTACACCGGCAGTCAGGGATTTCTTGGCTCAGCTGGCTATTATGGATCTGTGGGCTATGCTGGCTCAACAGGATACACCGGAAGCCAAGGATATTCGGGCTCAACAGGATACGCAGGCAGCCAGGGATTCCTGGGCTCAGCTGGCTATTATGGATCTGTGGGCTACACTGGGTCTATCAGTTACACAGGAAGTCAAGGCTACTTTGGTAGTCGCGGTTACGCAGGCAGTCAAGGCTACTATGGCTCAACCGGATATACTGGCAGTCAAGGCTATTGGGGATCAGTTGGACCAACAGGACCAACAGGACCAACCGGTATCGGCGCAACAGGTCCCAGGGGATTAGTAGGCCCCGAAGGTGCAACAGGACCAACAGGATTGACTGGTGCAACTGGTAATCTCGGACCAAGCGGACTACAAGGACCAACAGGGCCCACTGGCATTGGTGCAACTGGAGCAACAGGTTATGTTGGCTCAGTAGGATATGTGGGTAGCCAAGGCGACGTCGGTTACACAGGGTCTATCAGTTATACAGGAAGTCAAGGCTACTTTGGATCTAAAGGATATGCGGGCAGCGTGGGCTTCGCAGGCAGTATCGGTTTTGCAGGCAGCGTGGGCTATGTCGGCAGCGTTGGTTACGTGGGATCAATTGGTCCCACTGGGCCAACCGGTATTGGTGCAGCTGGCTATGCAGGCTCAGTTGGCTATGCAGGTTCAATTGGTGTAAGTGGACCAAGTGGTCCAGCTGGCAGCATAGGATACAGTGGATCAGTTGGTTACGTGGGCAGCATTGGTATTGGCTATGCCGGTAGCGTGGGCTATGCTGGCAGTCAAGGAACACCGGGTCCTACTGGATTAACTGGTACTGGCGGTAGTGTGGGCAGCACGGGGCCTGCAGGCTATACTGGCAGCGTGGGTAACAATGGCAGCGTAGGTGCAACAGGACCAACTGGTAATGTGGGACCAACTGGCGTAGTCGGCCCAACCGGCGTTGACGGCGCAACCGGACCCAGTGGACTGCGTGGATTTACTGGTTATTTTGGTAGTCGAGGTTACGCAGGCAGTCAAGGTGATGCTGGTTACACAGGTAGCCGAGGTGATACTGGCGCTAGTGGTCTGCGCGGAGCAACAGGCTCAACTGGTGTCACTGGCCCAATTGGCTATTACGGCAGTTTTGGGTCAACTGGTGTCTCGGGATTGGCTGGACCTACGGGACCAACTGGACCTAGTGGGCCCAGCGGACCCACAGGACCCAGCGGATTGAATGGAGGAGCAGCAGCATTTGGCGTGGCAGTACCGGCTTCAAGTCTTGGTACAGCAGGAGATGTTGCTGGCGATATAGCCATAGATCGTGGTACCAACACAGCCTATCTATGTACTGACAATTACACCACAGGCCTTACAGATATTTGGGTCAGATTCACTATAAACACATCGACATTCTAAGGATACCATGAAAGAATACATAGTTATTGCGCATAGCGAAGCCGACATTGACAGCGTACATGATGATCTAATAGTCAATACCAGTTTTAACACTGCGGTAAATCAATCAACTGTACCCACCAGGGCAGTTGGTGTTGCCAATGCAAGAGAAGGTATGCCAGTAATGACACACTACTATCTCACCGACAGTGAAGCTGTCAAGCTGGCCAAAGATCCGCGTGTGGCCGCAGTACACGTACCACCTACATATACGTCCAGGACTCCGCATGCCATTCCCAAAGCACTGGTGCCGTTGAACGCTATCCAACGTCCAGTGGCATACAACAATGTCATAGGAAATTTTAATAGAAATGGCATTCTAGATTCCTACAATGTGAATTGGGGCCTGCGCAGGACCAGTCTCCCTGCACCGGAGTCGGTCATTGGCAGCACTTACAATTATGACCGCGCCGGCGCCGGCGTAGATATAGTTATCATGGACGACGGCGTTCAACCCAACCATCCCGAATTTATGGACTCAACCGGAGTCAGTAGAGTACAGACCATTGATTGGTTCAAGGCCAGCGGTGTACCGGGTAAGATGCCAATACATCACTACAATACCGATTACTCTCTTGGTGGTGGTGAGCATGGTACACATGTGGCAGGAATTGCAGCCGGTAAGACTTATGGCTATGCCAAGAGCGCACGTATATACTCGTTGCGTGTGTTTGGGGACGTTACTGAGCGAGTGCCGGACGACTTGCATTTTGATTTGTTATTGGGCTGGCATCAACGTAAACCTGTTGATCCCAACACCGGTGTCAAGCGGCCCACTGTGCTCAACATGAGCTGGGGCTATGCTTGGTACTATTCAAACGAATCGTTTGCTCCCAATGTGGCTACAATCGCCAGTACTAACTATCGCGGTTCAGTACGCAATTACAACACACCGCAACGGCGCAACATCAATTACGGACAAGTGTATGAAATGCACGGATTCCGTGTCACGAGTGAAGATGTTGCATGTCAGATGTGTGAAAATGCCGGCATTATTGTGATACGATCAGCTGGCAATAGCAGGCACAAAATTGATGTTCCTGGTGGACCTGACTACAACAACTACTACACAACCAATGCCATTTGGGCCGGATATATACCCGCCGGCAGCCCAGTATACTATCACAGGGGAACCAGTCCCACCAGTGGCAATGCTATTATTGTTTCAGCAGTGAAAGATACTACTGTGATCAGTAACGGCACACTAAAAGAACAAATTGATTATTACACTGAGCGCGGTCCTGCTTGTGCAGTGGCAGCACCAGGCACAAATATCACATCATCTACCAGTAGATCAACCACATTCCAGATTCTAACATATCGTTATGGAACACAGGCCAACAGCAGCATTGAACACTCAACCAAGATCAGCGGTACCAGCATGGCAGGACCACAGGTTGCTGGTGTTGTTGCACTTTACATGAGCAACAATCCAACTGTAAAACAAGTGGCTGCGAAAAACTGGATCTCAACTATAGGCATAAAAAATCAAATTGCCACTACCACGACCAATAACGATTGGGCTAATCAATATGCACTACAGGGAGGTCCAAATAATTACCTGTACAATCCCTATCATAATGGATACACAGGACCATAAAAGTCCTTGCAGATCCTGGATAGTTATGCTATAATCATCCAATACTCTACGTAAATATACTATGGCATTTGCATTCACAATGTTACTCACCGCTCTAATTTTGAGCATGGTGGCCGCTTATTATTCAATAATAGGACTGACTGCTATCTTTTCTGCGGCGGTAATCCCAATCATAATCATGGGTGCCAGCCTAGAGCTGGGCAAGGTAATGGCCACTGTTTGGCTACACAACAACTGGCAAAGGGCCAGCTGGAAATTTAAGACTTATCTTATACCGGCTGTGATATTTCTCATGCTGCTGACCAGTATGGGTATTTTTGGCTTCTTGAGCAAGGCCCACAACGATCAAAATTTAGTCAGTGGTGATGTACAAGCTAAGATAGCAATATATGATGAAAAAATTAAAACCGAAAAAGAGAATATTGAAGCAAACCGTAAGGCACTTAAACAGATGGATGAGGGAGTGGACTCGGTACTGGGCCGCTCAACAACAGAAACGGGTGCCGAAAAAGCTGTGGCTATGCGAAAGTCCCAGCAGAAAGAACGTACTCGCCTTCAAAATGAAATACTACAGTCGCAGAAGTCTATCGCGGGACTTAACAATGAACGTGCGCCTATTGCCGCCGAAGTACGCAAGGTCGAAGCAGAGGTTGGGCCAATTAAATATATCGCGGCGTTAATTTATGGCGACAACCCTGACAGCAACATCCTAGAACGAGCCGTGCGTTGGGTTATTATACTGATTGTTATCGTATTTGATCCACTGGCATTGTGTTTGATACTGGCATCACAACAGAGCCTACGCTGGGCACGTGAAGATCGACTAGCAGCAAAAGAGGAAGAAGTCGCAGAAGATGGTTACAAGACTCCGTGGCCTACTAGGCCACCCATACCCGGATACGATGACGAATATGTTAAATGGCCAGGCGGACAGTCGCCACTTTACGAACCCGACGATGGTCCGCTAACTGATGAACAAATTGCACAAATAAAAGATGTCGCGAAGCCGGACTTGCCCACAGGCGAAACAGTTGTTACCGACGAGCTGTTCCCTGCGAAAGAATTTGACATCAATGATCATCCCTACTTGTTTACCCCACGTGGTAGTGATACTCCTCCGGGGATAGAACCAATAGGTCCACAAGTATATCGTGCAGAGCCAAGTGACACCGCATTAGAGCCCTGCTACAAGTGCGGTACCCCATTGATTAATGCTCCCGGCATTGGTCCGTTTTGCCCAAATAAGGCATGTGATGTGGTTGATGGATGGGCGTTAGAAGACGACAAACCAATCGAAATCATGATTACCATGCCAATGATTGATGCTGAGTTTTCAAACACTATGCCATTGATTGGCAACGAGTTCCCAAGTACCATGCCAACAATATCTGCACCACCAGTTAAACCGGTAGTACCAGAGTATGCACAACAAAAGCAAAAGCCTGCACCATACATACCACCAGAAGCAGCAAATACCAACAAGAAAAATATAATCAAAGCAGATAATGATCCAGTGCCAGCAACAGAAATCAATGCCCTGTTTGGCATTGAGTTTCCTAAAACTGCCAATCGTGGAGACTTGTATCTCAGAGTTGATCGCCTGCCCCCTCGTTTGTATAGATACAACGGTAGCAATTGGATGGAAATAGAAAAGTCCACTACAGATACCTACAGCTACAATGAAGAATACATTAAATACTTGATAGAGCAATTGTCTATGGGCTCGTACGATCCCGAGAATCTAACTGCCAGCGAAAAAGAACAAATCGAAGAGTATATTTCAAAGAATGACCAACCAAGTAATAACCCCACCTGATCTAGGTCCGACCAGTGGTGGCTGTTTAATCGTCAATGCCACTCAAATTGAAATTGAGTTGTTGGCACGTTGGATGCCATTATCAGTACAAGATTATACAGTGTATCTTTATCATGAGGGCATGCAAGCAACAGCATGGTTATCCCAGGTAGCAGATCAAGTCGATACTATTTTGATATCAAGTCGTACCACCGATCTTGCACCATTGCATTCGGTACTGGATCAGTACAACAAAATAAATTGGTTTGGGGACGATTTAAAATATTTGTCGCCACTGGCATACTTTATCAAGCATGATTGAACAAGCACCACAGAGCCGGGCCAGCTGCAATTTTTGCAGTAAAGACAAAGCCGATGTTGCCAAACTTATAGTTGCCAACAATGTGGGCATCTGCGACGAGTGCATTGAACTGTGCAGCAGCATACTCAGCAAAGAGAAAAACGAAGAACTAAAAAAAGAAAAGCGCATTGGTGGGATATTGGATCCGGTCAAGGTAAAACGATATCTAGATCATCACATCATCGGGCAGGATGATGCCAAGATAACACTCAGCGTGGCAGTGGTAAATCATTATAAGCGCATATATTTTAAACCAAAGAATGATATTGAGAAAAGCAACATCTTGATATTTGGCCCAACTGGCTCAGGCAAGACCCTAATGGCCAGGATGATTGCCAAGTATCTCAAAGTGCCATTTGTGATTGCCGATGCCACTACACTGACCGAAGCTGGCTATGTTGGCGAAGATGTAGAAAGTCTAGTCAGTAGACTATTGGCTGAAGCTGAGTACGACATAGAAAAATGCGAGCAGGGCATTATCTTCATTGATGAAATAGACAAGATAGCACGTAAATCGGAAAATCCTTTTGTGCGTGATGTGTCGGGCGAAGGTGTGCAACAGGCCCTGCTCAAACTAGTCGAAGGCACCAAGTGCAAGGTAAACATTGGAGGCAATCGCAGAAATGTCATGAGCGACAGCGTGGAAGTTGACACCCGCAATATCTTGTTTATTGCAGCCGGTGCATTTGGCGAAGTTGATAAAATAATCAACAGCAGAATGAATCCGGGATCAAAAATGGGATTTGGTGGTACTGTTACTGCTGTCGAAACAGACCGCAAACAGTTCCAACATGAGGACTTTATCAAGTTTGGTATGATTCCAGAATTTACCGGAAGATTTCCACTAATAACCCATGTAGAAGACTTGACATTAGCGGACATGACTGCTATACTTACTGGTACCAAGAACAATCTGATTCGACAGATGCAATTTTATTTCAAGATTGACAATGTAGAACTGGTGTTTACGGACGATGCAGTCAAGGAAATCGCTCAACAGGCTCTGGCCATGAAGTCAGGTGCCAGGGGACTCAAGAGTATTTTGGAAAATTTACTCAAACCATATATGTTTAATATTGAAGCAATCAAAGCTGAATACAATCGTATAGAAATAACTCAAGACACTGTGTTGTCCGGAACACTGGCAAATTATCAAAAAAATTGACAAGAGTTGACGGATCGTGTATAAATACATGTGTAGGATGCCCGGGTGGGGTCTTACATATTCTTGCTTAACTAAGGAGAAATTATGAGCAAAATCATCGGTATCGACCTAGGTACCACAAATTCATGCGTGGCCGTAATCGAAAACGGCATCCCCAAAATCATTGAAAACAGCGAAGGTGCTAGGACTACTCCCAGTATCGTGGCTTATGCCAATGGTGAAATCTTAGTAGGTGCCAGCGCCAAGCGTCAGGCAGTTACAAACCCCAAAAATACAATCTATGCCAGCAAGCGCCTAATTGGGCGCAAGTTCACAGAACAGGCTGTACAAAAAGACATCAACTTGATGCCTTACAAGATCGTGCAAGCCGACAACGGAGACGCTTGGATCGAAGCCAACGATGACCGATTGGCACCTCCACAAATCTCAGCAGAAGTCTTGCGCAAGATGAAGAAGACTGCCGAAGACTATCTGGGACACGAAGTCACAGAAGCAGTTATCACAGTACCGGCCTACTTCAATGACAGTCAACGTCAGGCAACCAAAGATGCAGGCCGCATCGCTGGCTTGGATGTCAAGCGTATCATCAACGAACCCACTGCTGCTGCACTGGCCTATGGTATGGACAAAGCAGACAAGCGCGATCGCAAGATTGCAGTTTATGACTTGGGTGGTGGTACATTTGACGTCAGCATCATCGAAATCGCCGACGTTGATGGCGATAAACAAATTGAGGTACTGAGTACCAACGGTGATACATTCCTGGGCGGTGAAGACTTTGACCAACGCATCATGGACTTCTTGGTTGACGAGTTTAAGAAAGACAACGGTGTTGATCTTAAGAAAGACATGTTGGCACTGCAACGACTGAAGGAAGCTGCGGAAAAAGCCAAGATTGAACTGTCAAGTTCGGCACAGACTGATGTCAACTTGCCTTACATCACAGCCGATGCCAGCGGTCCCAAGCACATGAATATCAAGTTGACACGTGCCAAGTTGGAAAGTTTGGTTGATGAATTGATCCAGCGCAGTATTGAGCCTTGCCGTACTGCCATGTCAGATGCCAAAGTGACAGCCGGTGACATCGACGAGATCATCCTGGTTGGTGGTATGACACGCATGCCCAAAGTACAGGAGACTGTAGAGAAGCTGTTTGGCAAGACCCCACGCAAAGATGTCAACCCCGACGAAGCAGTGGCTGCTGGTGCTGCTATCCAAGGTGATGTACTAGGCGGTGGACGTACTGATGTGTTGTTGCTGGACGTGACTCCACTGAGCTTGGGTATCGAAACCCTGGGCGGGGTATTCACCAAGTTGATCACCAAGAATACCACTATCCCTACTAAACACAGCCAAGTGTTCAGCACCGCCGAAGATGGGCAACCCAGCGTGAACATCAAGGTGGCACAAGGCGAGCGCGAGATGTTCCAGTACAATAAAATGCTGGGTGAATTTAATCTTGATGGCATCCCACCAGCACGCCGTGGGCAACCGCAAATTGAAGTTACATTGGACATTGATGCCAACGGTATCTTAAAGGTCAGTGCAGCAGACAAGAACACCGGCAAGCAAAACAACATCACCATCAAGGCCAATTCGGGGCTGAGCGAGTCAGAAATCCAAGACATGATCAAGGACGCCGAACTCAATGCCGAGAGTGACAAACTGCAAAAAGAGATTGCTGAACAGAAAAACATGTCCGAAGGTCTCTTGAATGAAGTGTCAAAAGACCTGGCAGCACATGGTGATAAATTGACTCCAGAAGAAAAGACCAAATTGGAAGATCGAATCAAGGAGTTAAAAGAAGCCGTCACAGTGGGCACAGTTGATGCTATGCAAAAATGTATGCCACCCTTGTACGAGGCTTACGGTCCACTGACCAAGGCCAAGTCGGATGCAGAAGCTGCCGAAAAGTCAGCAGCAGAATCTGCACCAGCTGATGGTCCAGTAGATGTTCAGGCAACGGAAGTCAAACCCGGAGCCTAAACAGGCACATGGTGTGCCAAACCCGTGGGGCGCCTTTGGGCCCCACACCAGTCATCTTGCTTAATAGGAGAAAAATATGACAAAACTAACAGTAGGGCGTATTGATTTTGCGCCACTTTCTGCACCTCTTTCCAGGTTTACAATAGGATATGAGAGCCTGTTTGATGAGATCTTGCGTATGCAGGATGCACAAACCAGTCAGAGCAACTATCCCCCATACAACATCGTCAAGTATAACGAAAATGAATACGCAATTGAATTTGCTGTGGCCGGCTTCGAATACAGCGACATTGATGTCAGCGTTGAGGGCGATATATTGACCATTGTTGGTCAAAAAGCTGCGGTCACTAATGAAGTTGCATATCTGTATCACGGCATTAGCCAGCGCAGTTTTGAACGCAAGTTCACACTGGGCAGCTACTTGATTGTAGTTGATGCTGTGGTCAAGAATGGTATGCTGCGTATCAAACTTGAGCGTGTGGTTCCTGACGCACTCAAGCCTCGCAAAATCGCTATCACCGGTGGCGATTAATTAAATACAACAGCGGGGAGCAATCCCCGCTTTTAAGGAACAAATATGACAACAGCAACCGAAGTACTGATCAAGAGTCAGATCAAACCACGCATTGAGCCTAAACTCAACATCAAAGAACCCAGCATGTTCAAGGTCATCTATATCAATGACGAAGTGACTACTGCTGAATTTGTAGTTGAAAGTTTAGTCAGTGTGTTCAATCTCACGCAAGAAGTTGCCGAATCCCTTACGCAAAAAGTACATGAAGAAGGATCTGCTGTGGTTTCAGTTATGCCATACGAACTGGCAGAACAAAAAGGTATTGAAGTCAGTTTCCTGGCACGTAGACACGGATTTCCGTTAGAAATTAAACTAGAGGCAGATGAATAATGGAAATAGAAGTACAACCTCGAGACACCAGCAAAGGACATTTTTATGTCAGCGTAGCAAAGAGTGCTGTGCGCGTCGGTGCTGGCGCTGCACTTATCATGGCAGGTCTACCATTGGTGGGCTGGTTATTCATACTGGCAGAAATACTAGGCATTGTAGAAGAAGTGGTATGATATTCAACAAAGTAAAAGAACTCAAGCGAGATGGCTTAAAGATTGGCATCACCTTCAGCACGTTTGACCTGCTGCATGCCGGCCATATTGCCATGCTGAGTGAAGCTAAAAATCACTGTGACTACTTGATCGCAGCACTACAGACCGATCCCACTATTGATAGGCCCGACAGCAAGAACCCGCCGGTACAGAGCATCGTGGAGCGACAGATACAGTTGAGCACCAATCGCAATGTGGACGAAGTGGTGATATACCAAACTGAAAAAGATGTAGAAGATCTCTTGTTGATCCTGCCAGTTGATGTACGTATACTGGGTGTAGAATACAAAGACAAAGATTTTACAGGTAAAGATATTTGCGCCAAGCGCGGGATTGAAATCGTGTATAATGGGCGAGATCACTCATTCAGTAGCAGCAGCCTACGCAAACGTGTAGCCGAAGCAGAAGGCCGAAAACGCTTGACAGCAGTCAAATAATAGTGTACACTACAGCATGACCACTGACGTTATGCTTGATTTAGAAACACTGGGCACACAGCCCGGTTGTGTTATACTCACTTTGGGTGCAGTTAAATTTGACCCTTACTCTCTCAAAGAGCCCGGGCCCGGATTATATCTGCGCATTGATGCTGATGAGCAAATTGAGCGTGGGCGTGAAGTACAGGACGACACGCTGGAGTGGTGGCTACAGCAGTCTGAGGATGTGCGTGAGGAAGCACTAGGGCCCGATGATAGGGTCAGCGTGGAAATCATGTACCGCCAACTCAATCGATTCCTGGTGGGGGTAGACAACATCTGGTGCCAAGGTCCTGTGTTTGACATTGCCATACTGGAGAATCTCTACAAACAATATGGTTGGCCCACTCCATGGCAATTCTGGCAAATCAGCGACAGTCGCACCCTGTTCAAAGCACACGGTGACCCCAGGGTCAAGGGCAAAGTGGGCTTGCATAACGCACTAGAAGATTGCGTAAGTCAGGCCACAGCAGTACAGCAGGTATACAATCGCTTGGGACTGCGCCCAAGATTCGGATAACATGAACATAATTTTCCATCGTGCAGCAGCCGAAGAATTGGCTAAAAGATATCTGGTATTGGATCTAGAAACCGTAGATATCAACGGAACACCCACTGAGTGCTTCTGTGTAGTGCCCGGGGATAGTCTTGGTCTGGCAGATATGCCCTTACTAGAGCACCACCGGCGCTTACATCAGCAGATGACAAAAGAGTTGGCTGCAAAGAATTATGCCTACTGCACTGAAGCCATTGGCCACCTAATGGGCAAATTTGGTGGTGAATTGGATACATTTTACCAGGTCGTATTGGATCGAATACCAGTGTAACTGGTTCTTGTTGCTGGCTACTCATAAATATCTATGAGATCCACAATAAGAACAAATGATATCATTCACACAATACAGCGACGCCCTATTCAACGGGTTTGTTGACAATCAGCGATCTGCAGATGCATTGTCTAAAAAACAAAACATACTAGACGAGATCCTACACTACTATGGATTAGATACCCAGGACATGTTGTTCGTTGGGTTCAATCCATGGATGCTAGGCATGGGCAAGACTCCGTTCCGCGCAGCACATGTGAGCCCAACAGTACAAGACTATTTGACTCAACATGGTTGTGTGTACGATACTGTTGAATTAGGCAACATGATGCCTAAATCTAACAACATAGCCATTGCCTGCGACGAATACTTCACGTTTGCTGACAGTGACGAAGACCAAAAATATCTAGTACAGGAACTGGCAAACTCAGTGAGGGAAGTAATTGTGACCACATTGCGGGATTACAAGAACCAAGATTTCAAAGACAAAGAATTCAGCCAGCCCATACAGATCCAGGGCGAGGAACACAACAGGATATATCTCGAGCACTATCAATACGATATGGTTGATAGAAATGCCTATCAAAGCACAGTATATGAGATAAGTAATGGGACGACAGTGCATGGACCGTTTGCAAGACGCAACATGTATTTTAAACAATTGGCTAAATTCAGTTTAGACAACGCAGCAGCAAATTTCTATGTTCATAAAAATATCATGTATCGCAGCACGATAAAAAAGAACTACGAACACATCATATCTATCAAATTTTGAGGTCAACATGGATAATATAAACGATACAACAGCAGTACTGGTAAAAAATATTACCGATAATTTTCTCAAAGCACTGAACCAACAGGTACAACAACTGGTAACCGACGGGGTCAAAGAACAATTGAAACGAATTGATGTGGCCGCACTATCACGTGAATATATCAATTCTGTGCTGACCAGCAGCCCTAAAACTTTTAGTTTCCCGGATCGCAGCGTTCCTGGAACTGCTATCAATCCCGAGGGCATGTACATCCGTCCGGAAAGTATCATTGCCGGAACTCATAGAAATTTTGAAAGTACTGGTATACAGGACAAGGCATCACAGTGCCAAGTCACCATACTGGATCAAGCAACAGTATACGAAAATACCTTGGTGGCAAACGAATTGCATGTGGCCACCAATGCCACCATCACTGGAGATTTGAAGCTGGGTGGTACTATTCCTGCTGATAGCCAAGTATTCAAAGACCTACTGGCTGCCAGCGTCACTGCCATCCATGGTGAAATGGCCAATGGTATGCTGAGCACATTCCGCAATCAAGTACTAGATGAGATACAGGAAAAGGGAATCCCAGCCGGTGCAATCAAGGTCAAGGGTGGGCAAAGTTTCATTACCGACACTACCTTGGCACCAACCATATTGAACAGTAATCTACAGACTGTGGGAGCCTTGAAAGAACTACAGGTAACAGGAGAAACCCTACTGGATGAGACCATTTATGTCAGCAACAATCGTGTGGGTATCAACACCATGGACCCAGAAGCTGCGTTTGATTTTTGGGATCAAGAAGTAGAAGTCACTATCAGCAAATTGCGCCAAGACACTGCACAGATCAGCATGCCCAAAAATCAAACTCTAATATTTGGGGCCAACAAGCAACAAAATCTAGCTATCAATCCCGATGGCAGTGTCAGTGTGACCAACATCAATATTGGCGCTTCAAATCATTCCAGTGCAGCAGCAGCGCCCGGAAACGATGCTGCTCCCGGCTGCGTGGTCTGGAACAATCACCCAGAAATTGGAACCGCAGTGGGTTGGGTCAGTTTGGGCGGCGCACGTTGGGCCAAATTTGGCATCATCACAGCATAACTACTTGACACGTTGATATTTTCCTGCTATAATAGCGTATGTGCTTTATTATAGATATGAATATATGACTGTTCGACGCTTGGGTAATTTAGGATTCGCATGCAAATGGATCGATCATCCCTCGCAAGTTGAAGGCATTGTTGCCACTGACGATTGCAAGCAATACAATACCGGAACAACTACCTGTGCTTGGTTGAACCGACAAACACGTGATGTAGCCGAACAGCGTCTGTGGGATTTGATGGTGCGAAACATCGAAGCCACACAGCGTCTAGTAAATCGAGTAGGAGAATTAGATGAGAATCTTAGGATGGTTCGCCTTAGCAGTGATCTGCTGCCTGTTTATACCCAAGCTGATTGGAGTTATTTTTGGCGCCGCAGTGATGTTCGCGACTATTGTGAGCGCCATTTTATATCTATTGGCGATATCGCTCGCAACCGTGGTGTACGCCTTAGCTTTCATCCTGGGCAGTTCACTGTTCTTGCTAGCAGTAATCCTGGTATTGTCGATAGGAGCATAGAAGAATTTGAATACCACGCAGACATGGCTCGCTGGATGGGCTACGGACAACGATTCCAGGACCTTAAAATCAATGTCCACATATCAGGTAAAGAAGGCCCTGATGGCATACGAAGAGCACATGCCCGACTCAGCCCCGAAGCAAGAAATTGCATCACAATCGAAAACGAAGAAAACGCATGGGGACTAGATGATTGCATTAGCATTAGCGATATCGTTCCTATTGTGCTCGATGTACACCATCACTGGATACGCGAAGGGGAATATATCTCACCAACGGATAGTCGCGTTGATCGTGTGGTGGATAGTTGGCGTGGTCTGCGCCCTACTATGCATTATTCAGTTAGTCGTGAAGATTATTTGGTTGATCATGTCACTAGTGTAATGCCAGATCATGCCATGCTGTTAGAGTCGGGACACAAAAAGCAGAAGCTCAGAGCCCACAGTGATTTCTACTGGAATACAGCAGTAAACGTATGGGCTCTGAGCTTCTTAGATCGATTCGACATCATGTGCGAATCTAAAGGTAAAAATTTAGCCAGCTCGGCACTGTACGAGCAGGCTAAACAATTAGGCCTTCTTTGATTTAGCTTTGGGCTTTGAGGGCGCCTTTGCCGCAGTTGCTTTTGGAGCAGCAGGTGCCATGGGCTTTGCAGCACGTTTTGGTTTCGCAGCAGGTGCAGTTTCGGCAGCAGGTGCAGAGCCCTCAGCTACCACTGTAGCGATTGTAGCAACAGTTTCCACTGTTACTGCGGCAACTTGGGCTACAACCGGAGCAGGTTCGGCAACTATTGGTGCTGTTACCGGTGCGACCTCGGTATGTGTCCATGGTGCTTCTACTTTATAAGGTGCTGGGGTTTCTACAGGTTTACCTACGAAAAACTCTTTGATTGCTTTGAACATTGATATCTCCTTAATGTTATATTGTATTTAACCAGATTGTAACAGTACTAATAAATATTTGTATGGCTCGACCCAATCCTATCAGAACCATTATGGAAAGTCCGCTGCCCGGTATTCATTATCAGCGCCGCAAGCAATTTCGCCCTGGGACCGATGACATCAATTACGCATACAAGATCATAAATCGACACGTTTTTGACAATCAATTGAAAAAACCCAAGATAACTGTGCGAGCTGGCAGGAAAGCCTGGGGAACCTGCTATTGGCATACAGAACAGCAGCCATCGGGATCATGGTGCGATATCGAGCTCAATGACAAATGGTTTTGCGCCCAGTGGTTCATGAATGTGCTGGCACACGAAATGGTGCATCAATACCAGTGGGATATAGGACGCTGGCAGCATCTAGATCTATATGGTAGAGAACCCAATATGTACAGCGGTGCGCATGGACCCAGCTTCTTTGAGTGGCGCGAGCAATTTGAATACTATGGATTGAATCTCAAGACCTGGTTCCGTAACGGACATTGGTTTCACTATCAAGACTTCAAACGGTGTTGACAATAGGTCTATAATAGTCTATAATCAGCTGTAATCAACTACAAAGGAACCTATGCCAAATTTAGTACCCATGGTGCTGGAACGTACCAGTGCCGGCGAGCGCAGTTATGATCTCTATAGCCGCTTGCTTAAAGATCGCATTGTCATGCTAGATACTGAAGTGAGCGATCACAGTGCCAGCCTGGTGGTAGCGCAGCTATTGTTCCTAGAAAGCGACAATCCTGATGCAGATATCCTGTTCTATATCAGCAGTCCCGGCGGCAGCGTCACAGCAGGCATGAGCATTTACGACACCATGCAGTATATCAAACCGCGAGTCAGCACTATTGTTATGGGACAAGCAGCCAGCATGGGCAGTTTGCTGGCTCAGGCAGGTGCTCCTGGCAAACGCTATATCTTACCCAATGCCAGACACATGATACATCAACCGTCAGGTGGTGCTCGTGGCATGCAGAGTGATATTGAAATCCAGTACAAAGAGATCACTTTCCTTAAAAAGAACCTGATTCGCATCTATCGTGACCACAACACAGCAGGCAAAACCTATGCTGAACTGGAAGCCGACATGGATCGTGACCGTTTTATGAGTGCCGAGGAAGCAGTTGCATACGGCCTAGCTGACAAGGTTATTGAAAAACGCAAGTAGAGATTTAATTGAATGCTCCATAAATATATCATTATAGGAGCATTCAATGAAGCGGTTTTTAATTTCGATAGCACTGGCAGTCGCGGCATTTGACGCAGATGCCTGGACACAACGGGCTCCGCAGGATCCGCAAACATGTCGGGTACATGCTCCTTACGGTTTCCCACAGACAGCAGGTGTACAGCCAATTTGTCGTCAGGCCTATCTAGTGGGATACGATGCTGCTGCTAAATTACCCCGGTATGTAACCTACGAATTATTGCCACAAAATGCACTGGGTTGCTGGCCGCGCACCAATGCTTTTGTTGCTGACGCCAGCGTACCCAACGGACCTAGGCCAGACGACTATGCTGGCACCGGATACGACAAAGGACACATGAGTCCCGATGGCGACTTGAGCTGGGACCAGCAGGTTGAATATGAAAGTTTCTTGATGACCAATATGAGTCCACAGCATGGCTCATTGAATCGTGGCATTTGGAAACTGCTGGAAACCAGCATACGTGGTTGGGCAGTACAGCGCAATCAAAGTTATACCATCTATGTAGGCGGTGTTTATGATGCGCAAGATTCTAGAATCGGCGCAGGTGTTGTTGTTCCGCACGGGTTCTACAAGATCGTAATCAATAATCAAACCAATGAGGTTGCAGGCTGGGCGTTCCCACATACCAAACCCTATGTGAACTTGGGCAATGACTTGACCCGATTCCGTTTGCCCATTGCCCAGATCGAGCAAGCAGGTGGAGTCAAATTTGCCTTTCCACAAAATGCCCGCGAACTTGCACCTGGTGCCGAATGGCCAGTGGACTACGGTGCGCTGACTCGGGCCAAACGAGCCAAATGCGGCGCTGCTGCACAAGAATAGCCGCCAGCTGGTACGTACCTGTACCAGTTTAATGAATCATCGACGTTGGCATAAATATGACTAACAACGGGGTGATTCACCATGACTTTAGCAAAACTTTACACCAGTTCAGGGTCATCTGAACCAACTGTACGGCAAAATGCCGTGGTACCTCCAGTGGGATTTGCTGGCAGTAACGGAGGATATACCGGTAGTCGTGGACAACTTGGTTACGCTGGTAGTCGTGGACAACTTGGTTACGCTGGTAGTCGTGGCATACACGGTTACACTGGCAGTCGTGGCGATTTTGGAACCACTGGTGGCGACGGACCACGTGGCTACACCGGTTCAATTGGATCCGGGTATGTTGGCAGCCGCGGAATAGCTGGTTATACTGGTTCAACGGGTGCTGGGTATGCTGGCAGTCGTGGATTACTAGGTTATGTTGGCTCAGCTGGCAACAATGGCAACAATGGATATACTGGTAGTAGTGGTACTGGATCAGCTGGCACAAATGGCTATACTGGTAGTAGTGGATTACTAGGCTATGTTGGCTCAGCTGGCACAAATGGAACCATTGGCTATACTGGCAGTCGTGGATTACTGGGTTATACTGGCTCAGCTGGTTCAGCTGGCACAAATGGCTACACCGGGTCAGCTGGTTCAGCTGGCACAAATGGCTACACCGGGTCAGCTGGCACAAATGGCAACAATGGCAACGATGGCTATGTCGGCTCAGCTGGCACAAATGGCAACGATGGCTATGTCGGCTCAGCTGGCGCAAATGGCAACGATGGCTATGTCGGCTCAGCTGGCGCAAATGGCAACGATGGCTATGTCGGCTCAGCTGGATCAGCTGGCAACAATGGCTATACTGGCTCAGCTGGCACAAATGGCAACAATGGCAACGATGGCTATGTTGGTTCAGCTGGCAACGATGGCAACGATGGCTATACTGGCTCAGCTGGATCAGCTGGTACAAATGGCAACGATGGCTATACTGGCTCAGCTGGATCAGCTGGCACAAATGGCAACAATGGCAACGATGGCTATGTCGGTTCAGCTGGCACAAATGGCTCAAATGGCTACACCGGGTCAGCTGGTACAAATGGCAACGATGGCTATGTTGGTTCAGCTGGAGATCTTGGATATACCGGTAGCTACGGCAATCCTGGTTATTATGGGTCTATAGGTTATACTGGGTCCACAGGTGATGTTTCGTTGGCACTGTTAAAATCAACAGTGTCCGCCAGTTCAGATTTTGCAGACTTCCAGTCAAGAATAGCTGCACTATGATACTCTATTCTGGGGAAAAGCGATAAGTATTTCTAACAAACACTAATATCATGCCACAAAACAAAATTTATAACAGCTCGATGAGCACAATGGCAGCGGCGCAGACCGCAGCTATACCGCCAATTGGTTTTGCAGGCAGCAATACCGGTTACAACGGCAGCAGGGGTTACACTGGCAGCGTGGGCTATACCGGCTCAGCCAGCACCAGACTGGGCTATACCGGCAGTGCGGGATCGGGCTATACCGGGTCAGCTAGCACTGTGCAGGGCTATACTGGAAGCCGCGGCATGCAGCAACTTTCCCCTGGTTTTGCGGGCAGCCGAGGCTACACAGGATACACTGGCAGTGCTGGTACCGGTGGCGCCGGTACCAGTTATACAGGTAGTCAGGGTAATCAAGGATATACTGGTAGTGGTGCAAGTGGTTACACTGGCAGCGCCGGTATCGGTTTTATTGGTAGTCGGGGCAATCAAGGATATACTGGTAGTGGTGCAAGTGGTTACACTGGCAGCGCCGGTATCGGTTTTATTGGTAGTCGGGGCAATCAAGGATATACTGGTAGTGCTGGTGGTGGTGGCGGCAATGTAGACTTGTCAGCAGTATCGCAAAGCATCATACCTGCACTCGACAGTCAATTCAGTTTAGGTAGCAGCACACAGCGTTGGGAACAGGTCTATGGTGCTGATATCAATACTTTTACTGTTAATTTAGCAACTTTCCCAACAGCCGCGGCGCAGGGTATACTGTCTACTCCCGATGGAATACAACTGTACTGGAACGGAAACACCATTGGATCAGGTTCCGGATACACTGGCAGCATCGGTGCTGTAGGTTATACTGGCAGTGCTGGCACTGGGGGTGGTGGTGCCGGATTTGCTGGCAGTAGAGGCTATGCTGGGTCTGCGGGCATGGGAGCCACTGGCTACACTGGATCGTTCAGCTTTGGATTTGCTGGTAGCCGTGGTAGCAATGGTTATACTGGTAGTGGTGGTACTGGCTACACCGGTTCGGCGGGGCCAACAGTTACTGGTGCATATACCAGGACCACAGTGAGTTCATCTGCTACACTGGCAAGTGATGTACCAACCGCAATGAACATTACTGGTTTCAAAGGTTATACACTGTATAAAATACAAACCAGTACAGCAGCTTGGGTTAGAGTATATTCAAATGCAGCCGCTAGATCAGCAGATACCTCTAGAAGTTCCACAGTGGATCCTTCATCGGATGCCGGTGTGCTTGCAGAAGTTATAACCACCGGCAGCCAAACTGTGTCATTTGCACCAACTGTGGCCGGCTTCAATGATGAATCACCAGCCACTACCAATATACCAATAACAGTTACCAATCAGTCCGGATCTAGTGCAAACGTAACTGTAACTTTGACTTTATTGCAAACTGAAGCCTAACATGTCAGACGCGAATCCATACGGTATTGGGTCTGCACAGTTAATTCAACACGAACTACCTGTAGCTGATTCGCTGACACCACAGGGCCTGTTGCCTTATCCCGGCTATCTTACACCGCCACAAATTGCCACTGCGTACGGTATTCCTGCCAGTACCGGCGCTGGTGTCAAAATTGGTATCATTGCACCCCTGGGTGGTGGCTTTTTGCAAAGTGACCTCAACAAATGTTTCGTTGATTTAACTGGTGCCGGTCTTATAGCTTCCGGAACCCCGGCTCCTACTATTAAAAAAGTCTTATTAGACGGAGTCTCGGGATTGTTCACAGACGATCCGTACAATGCCAATATGGAAAATACTCTTGATATCTACTGCATAGCCACTTTAGTTCCAGCAGCAGATATCACCATATACTTGGGATTAGGTTTTGATGGTTTGATCAGCAGGGCCATAGCCGATGGGTGTCACATTCTCAGCATCAGCTATGCGTGGAACGGTGAACCCGGAGACGCTGGCAGCACCGTTCCAAGCTATGAAAGTATATTTGCCACAGCGGCCGCGGCCAAGGTAGCTATTTGCTGCGCCTCAGGTGACAGTGGTGCAACTCCCACTCCTGGCGATACTACTGTAGATATAGGGTATCCGTCGGGCAGTCCCAAGGTGATCAGTGTGGGCGGAACCAAATTAGTTTTGAACACCAACAACACCAGACTATCGGAGTCTGATGATAATCAAGATCCCTCATTTGGTAACACCTGGGGTGGTGGTGGTGGCGTGAGTTCGGTATTCTCGGCTCCCACGTGGCAGACAGGATTGTTTTATACTCCTATCACCAACAATGTGACTGGTACTCCAACTGCGCTGACCATGCGCGGGATTCCGGATATTTCTGCGCCCATGAATGGGTATGTCCTATACTATAACGGCAACGGTGCTGGTGTAGGCGGCACTAGTGCATCTGCCCCGGTCATGGCCGGAATATTGGCAAGATTTCAGGCACTAACTGGCAAACAAAGATCCAGCGACGAATATAACCGCCTGTTCTACTCTAACCCCAGTGCGTTTTATGACATAATAGTGGGAACCAACAACAATGTGCTAACCAGTGGATACGCAGGCACTCAGGAGTGGGACGCTGTCACTGGGTTAGGACCAATGGTGGGCGACTCTTTTTATAAAATACTAACTGCCCGGAACAGATTTCCCAAGAACAATTATGGTCTCAGGCCCACTCGAGGACAGATATGGCCCCGCACACATGTCACCACAATGCCTGCGATACCGGTATTGACAGTAAACGAGGCGGTGTACACTGCCAATGCCACTTGGACCTGTCCAGCTGGAGTCACATCAGTCTCGGTCTTGGCCGTTGGCGGCGGCGCTGGATCTTACCGAGACGGTGGGGGTGGAGGTGGTGGTGCGCTAGCATGGGTCAACGATATTCCAGTTACACCCGGAGACACATACACAGTGGTTGTTGGTGCAGCCGGTGCCAGCGCAACTTCTAATAACGATACAGGTGATAATCTCAACACCCTCCCAACTGCAGGAGGAGATAGTTATTTTATCAATTCTACTACAGTGCGGGCAGGTGGTGGTGCTATAGGCAATAAAAATTCCAATGGTGGTGGTGGTGGCGCAGGTGGTTCGTACACAGTCGCATCCATATATGGCACTAGAGGCGGTGGGCTAGGTGGTACTGGTGGCAATTACTTTGACGCCATGGGCGGAGGTGGCGGAGGTGCAGGTGGTTACACTGGTGCAGGCGGCAACGGAGGTACCGGTAGTTTATATGCTCTTTGTGCTGGGTCTCCCGGCGCAGGCGGTGGCGGTGGCGGTGGCGCTGCCAACTCTAGAACCTACGGCAACGGCAACGGCACTCCGTCGGGCGCAGGTGGTGGCGGTGTAGGCATACTTGGAAAAGGTACTAGTGGTGCAGGCGGCGTTGGCTTTGACAATTTCCAAACCACACCAGCACTTGGTGGTGGTGGCGGTTCAGGCGGCACCAATGGCGGCGATGGCTCTGTAAATTTTGTAGGTGGCAATGCGGGCGGCGCTGGCGGTACATACGGTGGCGGTGCTGGCAGTGGTGCTGGTGCTGGTAATGGATTGGGGTGGACTAGGGGCAACACCATGAACGGCGGTGCCGGAGCGGTGAGAATAATATGGGGCACCGGGGTCTCGTTCCCCAACAATGCTGGATCCTAGGTGCCGGCCTCTGGCTAAATACAAAAAGGCCTTAGTCTATGACACAAAATAAAATTTATACCAGTTCGATGGCACCAGCAATAACACCGGCTGCGGCACCACCAATTCCGCCAGTGACTCTTGATGGCTACAGCGGCAGTGTGGGATATCGCGGCAGCCAAGGCGAAAAGGGATATACTGGTAGTGTCAGCACTATACCAGGCTATACCGGCAGTGTAGGTTACCGTGGCAGTCAGGGTGACAAGGGATACACTGGTAGTGCCAGTACTGCGCAAGGTTATACTGGCAGTATTGGTGTGGGCTATCGTGGCAGCCAAGGTGACCGGGGATATGCAGGATCAGCCAGCACTGTACAGGGCTATACCGGCAGTATTGGTGTGGGCTATCGTGGCAGTCAGGGCTATACTGGATCAGCTAGCACTGTACAGGGCTACACCGGCAGTATTGGATTCACTGGTAGTCGTGGATACAATGGCAGCCAAGGCGATCGTGGTTATGCAGGTTCAGCCAGTACAGTACAAGGCTATACTGGCAGTATTGGTGTTGGCTATCGTGGCAGTCAGGGCGACAAAGGCTATGCCGGTAGTCAAGGAAATTTAGGCTACACAGGCAGCTCAGTTATTGGTTATACCGGCAGTCGCGGAGACACCGGCTATGTGGGGTCAGCCAGCACAGCACCAGGCTATACAGGTAGTATTGGTGTTGGCTATCGTGGCAGTCAAGGCGATCGTGGCTATGTGGGATCAGCCAGTACAGCACAGGGCTACACAGGCAGTATTGGATCCGGGTATGCCGGTAGTCGTGGAGATAAAGGCTATGTGGGTTCGGCTAGCGAAGTACCGGGTTATACCGGCAGCATTGGATCCGGGTATGCTGGTAGTCGCGGCTATACCGGTTCAGCAAGCGAGATACCGGGCTACACGGGCAGCATTGGTGTTGGTTATCGCGGCAGTCAGGGCGACAAAGGCTACACTGGTAGTTTTGGTACCGGTTATACAGGCAGTGTAGGAGCAGGATATGTTGGTTCAGCCAGTACAGAACTAGGGTACTCGGGCAGTCAAGGCGATATCGGTCTAACTGGATACACAGGCAGTGTTGGTGCTGGATATACCGGTAGCGCCAGTACAGAGAGGGGATATACTGGATCAGCATCTGGGCCGCGTGGCTATACCGGATCAGCCAGCAGTGTATTTGTGGTTGCCATGTCCGACGAAACCACACCACTCACTGTTGGCTTGGGCAAAACAAGATTCAGAGCACCGTTTGGTATGTACCTGACACAGCTACCCAAGGCGTCGCTGACTGTTGCATCCATATCAGGCAATGTGGTGCTGGACATCAGAGTAAGTCCAGCAACAGGTAACATATACGGTAACATAACCAGCATATTCAAGTCCAATTTGGGACTGACTATTGATCAGGGCACTGTCAGTACCTTGGCAAACATCACTGGTAATCGAGGTCAGCTGGGCAATGCCACTGCCAATACTGTGAGAATCAACAGCGATGACGAAATAATATTTGACATAATTGCTCCGGGATCGGGCGCAGCTGGTCTCAAAACCACTTTGTACTACACTGTGATATAACATGAGCATATCTGTAATCAATGATTTTGCTCTGGTTCCACCGGGCAATCGCGGGGAAGCAGTTTTTACCACACCGGGCACATACTCATGGACCTGTCCCACCGGGGTCACTAATATTTGTGCAGTTTGCATTGGTGGCGGCGGTGGTGGCGAAAGTGTTTTACAATTGCCGGGCACCGACACCTGGACCGGTGGCGGCGGCGGCTGGGGCGGTGGTCTAGCGTGGAGCAACAGTATCCCTGTTACTCCCGGCGCCACTTACAAGATCCAAGTTGGTGCCGGCGGCGCCTGGGGCAATTATCTTGACCGGACTGGTAATGTTATCCCTGCAAAAATGGGCGGCGCCAGTATCATCTATTCACCAGCAGACAACAATGCCAACACACCATTCTATCCCACTCAAATAACTGGGGATAATATTTCTTATAGTAATTTATTCTTTGATATCACCACCAGTCCTGGCAATCGGTTACTGGGCAATGTGGTGGTGTCAACCATGGTTCGTAGCACAGTCTTTTCCAGCAATACACGAACACAATATGATGCACACGTTGTGGCTATGGGGAGCCCTGGCGCGGATTTAGCCGGTAATATACTAGTGCGTGTCTATCCAGTCATTAAAAATTACAACAATCAAGCATTTTATTTTACAGCCAATGCCTTGCTGGGTGCAGGCGGTGGTTGTACCGGTTACCCCGGCAGCTATTACCGTGGAGATTACCCATTTTATTCCCTATACGGCACCAGGCTCACCCAGGGCAACAGCGGTGGGGCTGGTAGGGATGGAGCGACTCAGATTCTGAGAGTACCGGACGGGGGAACAAAGACAGTGGTATGGTTGCAAGGCGGCGGCGGCGCCAGTGGACGCTACTACGCTGGCGGCGGGGGTGGGCAGAACGGTAGCGACGGGAGTCGAGGTGGTGGTGCAAACTATTGGTACGACTACACCTACTCTGCTGGCGCAGGCGGTGGTGGGGGCTGCTTTGATACCACTGCTGACCCAGGTGATACTACTTATCCAGTGCCCATGGCCGGTGGTGGGGGTGGTACTAGTTTATATAACTTAGAGAACATCAGCCTGGGCAATTTGCCCGCCGGGGGCGTGGGCTGCGGAACCAGTGCCGGTTATTATTATTCCGCCAAAGGTGATGGTGGTGAGGGATCACCACCTGGCAATTACCCCCAACCGGGTGGTGTTGGTACCAACTATCCAAGAATATGCCGCGACGGAACCAACACAACCCGAACCGGTGGCGACTACGGCGGTGGCGGCGCGGGCGGCGTAGGCACCTGGGATCGAACCGGGTATGCCCAAGGCGGCGGCAATGGCGGTGGCGGTGCTGTGAGAATAATCTGGGGAGCGGGCAGGAGTATACTTGACCCAACACCATAATAGAACACCCTTAGGACCGCACTAGTTGCGAGGGCAGGCGGCCACTGCCTGGGACGGCCCGATTCGCTACCGGGAATCCCATAGTGTGGCACTATCAATTTGATCCTATAAATAACTAACAGCAGGATCACAACAATCATGAGTATTTCCATTACCTACAGACTACCGCCAAACATAGAGCGTGTGCCTAACCCTCACTTTGATCGCTTTAGTAATGCGCTGTATGCACCTTGTAAATTGATTGATCGTGGTGATTATCCCATGGGACTGTACACAGTCGCCGGAGTTGGACTATATAATGGCACGTTTAGAGCAGTACGTGCCACCAACGATTCTGTTACCTTGTTGTACAGAACCATACCAAATGCATCGTTCCCGTTGAGGAATCAAGACCTGCCCACAGATGTCTTGGATGTCGGCCAGTACTCTTTTGCTGATCACCCCTATGATAAAGGCAACGACGAGTGGCGAGGCATATCCAATGAGCAGCGATACGATCCCGTGGTATTTGATTTCGATGCCTACGAGGGGCAAGATACCGCAGTATACAGCACCATAGAAACAGTAGTTGATATCACATATACCATCGAAGATCAAGATCGCGTGTATGGGTTTGCCACCATGCGATTAGACCAGCTGAGGGGATTTGTCAACCCACCTGTTGATACCAGCTGGCGTGCCGGTACGGATCCTTATCCGGTCGTGATTCCACCAGGTTCAGTAAACGAAACTATTCTGGGCAGATACCTGGTGGTAATCAGCAACAGCCGTAGTGATACAAATCTTGACTCAGCGCCCAGTTATTCCATTTACCCGCCGCTACCGGGACGCTACGATATATCAATCACTTGGTCGCACTTGCCGGCAGAAAATCCCCCCGGGTTGCCCACAGTGGCACACGGACAACCAAAGATATCGGGCAAGCGACTTATCATCAGATATAATTCCTTTTATACAGCACAGACTGGGCCTGGTTTTGGAAAAATATTCCCTTATCGTAATCAATTGCCAACCAAATACGTGCCGGCTGTGATCACCTTGCCTGCGAACAATTCCTGTAACCTTCCCTATAGATTCTATCAAGGCACGTACACCGAACCATTTGATCTGCACAGAGACACACAGTTACCTCCCCTGGGCTCTGAGATTTTACCAGCCAATACAGTACCCGGCAGCCTAGTAAGCATAGATGGAGTCAGGATATGAAGCCCGAAGAACTCGCAGCAGTTGGCGACACGCTACAATATCACCGGGACCTTAATCCGCAGGTATGGCAGGGTTGGAACATGAACCCAGTGGTACGCCAGCACTTATTGGCTGTGGCCGACTTGTTTGTGGAATACCTGGAGATACCAGATTTCAAACTGCTGGATATTTACTTGACCGGCAGCTTAGCCAATTTCAACTACACTCGGTACAGCGATTTTGATCTACACATAGTGACCGATTACAGTGACCTCAAATGTGATGATGTTGCCGAGGCCCTGTACACTGCCAAAAAACGCATCTGGAATGATCAGCATGATATTACCATTTACGGATATGATGTTGAACTCTACGTAGAGGACATCCAGCACCAGGCACACAGCGCCGGCATATTTTCGGTACAGAACAATCGCTGGAAGACCAAGCCCGATTTCATGCCACCACATTATGACCAGGTCAGTGTACGGAAAAAGACACAGGGCATGATTGACCTGCTCAGCAAGACCATTAGGCGCAGCACTGTACCTGGCGATTTCAAACAGGCAGCGGCCCAGCTCTATCGCATGCGTCAAAGCGGACTGGATGCAGGTGGCGAATTCAGCACTGAAAACCTTGCGTTCAAAGCCATTAGGAACATGGGCTGGATCGATCGCCTGCGCAAAGCCGAAGCTGACCTGATTGACCGCCAGCTCAGCCTAAAAAAATAGCAACCATTGTTGTAAAAATACAACAAAAAAGGTCCAGATTCTGGTTGACACCCACGCCCAAAACTCGTATAATTGACACATAAACAGGTAACCGGCTACGGCATTTGGTTAACACCACTGTAAGCCCAATCTAATTCAACTGGAGAAACTGATGCGTACACAGACTATTGTTAGTGGCTTGAAAAATTCCCAAAAATTCCGCGTGATCTTCAAAGGTGACGGCAGCGAAAACGACATTGGCTTTTACATGACTGTCAAGCAGATGAGCGAGCAGTTTGCCACCACCAATGCTCGCAGCCTGTGCTGGGAGGCTGTAGAAACTCTAGCAGCTGAGCGCATTCTAGCCCGGGCACATCGCAAAGACATCCCAACTGGACTTGGTACTACCATCCGCGGACGTCAAATTCAAGTAGATTTGTTGTAAAAATACAACAAAATTCTGGTTGACAATCTGCCCAAAAGGCAGTATAATATACACTTAGACAGCAACAAATAGGAGTTAGAAATGACAACTGCTACTTACAACGCACTTACCGAGCAAGAAAAACGCCAAGTTCGCATGTACGGTGTTACTGAAGCTGGCATGCGTGAGAGCATCGAGTCCAGCATCACTTTCCGCTTTTCGGGTCCTGCAATGATTGCAGCCAGCTTGATGAGCGATGCTCAAGAGATGATCAACACCGAGTACGGCGACATTGACTTTAACCGTGCCGAAGATGCACGTCAGTGCCTGAATCGTGCCAAGTGGGTCCTGTTTGAATATGTGATGAAACAGGATTGACAACAAATGGCTTTTTTAATGAAAGCCAGCGAGTACTACGGTAGAAAAACCCCCGGGTGGGTAGCCGTAGTACACGGATATCCTTGGCACTTTTTCGGTCCTACAGGGAAAAAAGATGCTGAATCTGCCGTAAATAAGGCTAACCAAACTTGACATTAAATGGTTTTGGGTATATAATACATACTTAGACAGTCAACAAACAGAGTAGATTATGAAAGCAAAAATTCTCATTACTTCCCTTGAAAACATGCGATTGTTTCAAGGTAAGTTGCCTACTAAGCGTTGGGGCTTTTGCGAAATCGTCCGTAAAGTGACTATTGAATCCTGCCCACACGGTATCTATGATAACGGCAACTATGGCTACATCATGGTCAATGACAAAAAAGTCCGTGTAGTCAACGGTTCCAGTAACGAAATGTTGTTTGAAATCTGTGCGTAAACGGTTGACATTAAATGGTTTTGGGTATATAATACAATTTTAAACGACTGAAAGGCAACTATGAACTATACTGCACCCAAGCCCGTACCATCCAGCACTGGTGGCGTGATCACCTACCCGGCACCTGGTGTGCTGCGCCACACTGCCAGCAACGGCGCCTATAGCGGCAGCATGGCCGCAGTTGAAAACAAGCCGCGAGGATAAGGAACTGCTGTGTACGACGCCATTGAACCTTATTTGATAGGAGCAGTTGGAATGTGTATGGCACTGGCTATGCTGTGGGGTGCCATACTCGTTGCTACTAAATTGGTTGACATGTTAACCGGAGATGATGATGTCTAAGTGGAATCGGATCAAATCCATACTGGCCAGCCGAGATGGACCGTTTGTGGTGTCTTATCTGCTGATGAACTCCATGGTGGTGTTTTGGGTCTTGCTGGCTGTGGGCATCTTTATTGATGCCATGCTGTTTGGCGGACATTTTGCCTGATCTGTTGCTGAAAAACAACAGAAAAATCGCAACTTTTTGTGTGAAAAATACCAGATTTTGGTTGACAGCGAGCCCGAAATACGCTATAATACATACATGAACAGCAACAAACAGGAGTCGATTATGAACCAAGGTTTTGACATGTACACAGATGCTGGTGATGCAGTGGCACAAAAGATCGTGGAACTGAGTCAAGCAGCGAACCTGAACTGGCCCCAAACTGAAGCGCTCATGCGTTTCATTGCAGACCAAAAGCGCGAGCAGTATGGCGAACTTACAGATACGGCTGTGCGCGAAGTGGTGTATGCACGCCGCGGCTTCAACACCAGTTTCTACTCATAATCTGGCAAAAACAGGTTGACAGCGAACTCAAAATCCAGTATAATTGATACATACGCAGCAACAAACAGGAGTTAGAAAATGGCAAGAAGTGCATTTCAAATTATCGCAGACGCTCACCGCGAAATGGGTCAACCGGGTCTCTTACATTGTATACAGATGTTAGGAGACTCTTACGATACTCTTGATAGTGAGACTGCACAAGCATATGAAGAATTTTACGGTGAACTCATGGATTTTGTGAATCAACAAAACGGTTGACCATTAATTGCCAAAGTGCTATAATACACACATACAGCAACAAACAGGAGTCGAAAAATGGGTACACGTAGTCGAATTGGTGTGATGCATGGTGACAAGTGCAAGAGCGTTTACTGTCACTGGGATGGATATCTAGCGCACAATGGCGCTATCCTACAAGAACACTATGACAGCGCACGAGCTAACCAATTGGTGGCCATGGGCGATATGAGCAGCCTGGGTCGGGTAATTGGTGAAGCACATCCATTTAGCCCGCACACCAGTGCCGAGGACAAGGCTTTGTATGAAGCGGCCAAAGAAGCAGGCTACTGCACTTTCTACGCACGTGATCGCGGCGAGAAGGGTGCTGAGTTCCGAGTATCGCACACGTTTGCGGAGTTTCTAGATCTAGCAAACGGGTGCAACGCCGAGTACTACTACATCATGAAGGACGGTGTATGGTATGTGGGCAACACCTACAGCGACACAGCCCTGAGCGATAAATTGGTTTTGTTGACAGAAGCATTGGCTAACGAAAAGGAAGAAGCATGATCAAACTAGTAATCGCATCCCTGGCGCTGGTACTGTTTGCAGGTTGCAGCACAGTATCCGGCATAGGCAAAGACCTTACCACAGCATCCGAGTGGACACGGGAGAAAATGAAATGAGCCGTATGAAAGAACTGTATTTGGAAATTGAGCTCATGCTGGAGCAAGGTGATCACCCCACCCGTATTGCACAAGTGTTGGAGATTCCGCTCAGCATGGTTTATGACGTGCTAGAGACCCTGCCCGAAAATACTGAATATTGATCTAGGAGATTGCAATGACTACTCAATGGCGTGCTACTGTACAAGTTCAAATGCCCACCGCAGCTACCACCTACGTGGAAGGTCGCGGACACGTGCCAGTAACCACAGGACGTAACGTGTTCGTTACTGTACCCGACACTGGCGGATATTTTGGTACCAAGAGCCTGCTGGAATCCAGCTATGGTCGCGGTAACGTTCTTGCCCTGCATCCTGCAAACTAAATGGGCAAATCAAGTCAAAAAATGGTTGACTTCAATCCAGAAGTCAGCTATAATTTGAGCATGTTGTACATACAACATTTTTTTTCAACCACTTCCTACTAGGAGATTTGATATGTTTAAAGTAACTGGCGTGAGCCGTAATAATGGTGTGTTCAAAGTTCGTTTTGCTAACGACATGAGCCGTGTAAAGGTACTGATGAAGACTGGTAACGATGAGATTGAGCTGTTGGAATTGCCCCAGGCAATGAGCAAGGCTGACTGCGTCAAGTTTCTCAAGGGCAATGACCTGTATCAACGTGCTGAGTTCAAAGAAGCAATTGACACTGCCGATGCCAAGTACAACGGCGCTGCAACTGTCAAGGTGTCGGCACCCAAGGCCAAAGCCAAGGCTCCCAGCATGGAAGCTATCAAGGCCCGTGCTGCCAAGGCACCTGCTGTCAAAACCACTGCATAATTTCATGCAGCACAACAAGAAGCCCGCCCGGTGCGGGCTTCTGTCAACTAGACTGTTGTCTAAAACGTTAAATATATAGTAAGGAGATTACTATGAAAAAAGTCTTAATCAGTGTTATTTTGGCAAGTGTGGCAACTGTATCGTTTGCTGAGAATCGCGACGAATACCGCTATCGTGCCTTCCAAAATCGCGATCGCAACTATGAGTTGCATCACGAACATCACGGTGGCTACCAACAAGTGAATGGCGGCAATTGGGTTGCCCCGTTGATCATTGGTGGCATCGCAGGTGCCATCATTGCACGTGAATCACAGCCAGTGTATGTGCCACCCGCGCCAGTGTACATTCAACAACAACCTGTGTATGTACAACCCGCACCAGTGATTCGACAACAGATTTGCGGTGAGTGGCGCGAGGTACTGACTATTGATGGTCGCATCTATCGAGAGCGTAGCTGCTACACACAATGATCGTCCGCCTGGCAAACAAGATTGGACAGCTACATGGAAGATTCTTCATGTGGCTGGGCCGCAAGGCCGAAAGCAATCCTTGGTGGGCAGTGGCCTTGACTGTGTGGGCACTGTATGAGATTGGCGAGCATATTGCAGGTCCAGTGATGGCTGTGCTGTATGCAACCGGGCATATG